TGGAAGACGAGTAGCATCCATAGCCATCATTGGGCTAGTTGTCAGAGCTAGTGAATCTAAGTGTGAACGAACTTGGGCATCTATGGCTTTTTGTGAGTTGTAAGCTTTCTCTACAGTGCCACGACCCAATAGCCGATTAGGAACTGTATCGTCCTGATAAGCAAGGATTGGGCGATCCTTCATCATGTACGGATTCTTTTCTGCCTTCAGAAGAGTCCCATCATTTGCGATAACGACAATAGCCTCAACCAGATCGGAATACTCATCCTGAATACTATCTTCAGGGAACAAGTCTTCTACTTCAGAGCCATCTTCTTCTATTTGGTCAAGATACTCTCTAGGGACTAAACCATAGTAAGTCAGAAGTTTTACCTTGTCGTCTTCGTACTGAGTAATCTCTTGGGTAGGCTCTAAGTCCGTATCCATAGAGTCAGTACCGACTTTTACCTTGCGATAGATGCCATCTTCTTGACCTTTTACGACCTTGTGGATAGAGACATATTTTTCAATAGCCACACCCATACAGTCATCAATAGATGTCCCGTTGGGGTCAAATAGAAAGTTACGGGGGTTTACAGGAACAATCTTGACTGCAATTCGGTCTTGTTCTACCACTCCGATAGCGGCTTGACCGACTTGACCAGGTATTGGCTGAGTGCTAGGAACATAGACTTTTTCTGTTTTGACAACAATCTCACCGATACCTGTACCATAAAGTTCAGCCAGTAGCTCAATCTGGTCAATAGATTTGCGAATCTTATCGACCTTGAAGTCTTCCATCAGTTGTGCTTTGATAGCTTCAACGTCTAGTGGATTACCATTGACATCACGAATATCATCTTGGATGTCAAAGAACTCACCCTGACCAAAGATGGCTTCCATGATCTCAGCATGGCGTGTCTCTACGGCTTGTTGGGTGGCGGGAGTAACGATACGGCTACGCTCGGATTCACGAGTTTTGTCTTGGGCATCCCACTCACCATTGAAGATTCTCTCATACTCTAGCCAATCATCTAAATAATTGGTATCTCGGTAGTCTCTCCATCTATCACAATGGTCAACAACAAAGGAAACCAGTTCTTTGTCTGAGTCGCTAGGTTCTTGGAATTCCATGATATTACCTTGTCGTATCGCTAAATGGGTCGCTATAAGCGGGGTTTACTGGTGCAGAGTTTACAACAGGAGCAAAAATATCTGAATCTTTTAACCCAAGATCACGGGCAGATTGCAATATTTGTAGATATTTATGGGCTTGGATATCTTCAGGACGAGTTGCAAACATATCTCGAACAACATCATAAGCTCCCGTATTTGCAGGCCATTGACGTGTTCCTTCTCCTGAAGCATCGTTATAAGCAGATACTAAAGAGAAACCAGATGTAGGATTTGGGTCAAACTTTCCATCATCCAAACCACGATTGGTGACTCGAACAGCACCTGCTTTTAAAAGAGCATCAAAGTTTAGTGGACGAAAATCAGCAGACAGATTTTTATTATCTGATGTAAGACCTTTGTATTTGTCTAAGTCTGTTATTTTGCTTAAATATTCCACTTATACCCCACTAATAATATCTACTGGTTGCCAATCCTCACTGTCATCATCTTCTTCCATGTAAGATGTAACAGCCAGTTGGTCAATGTAACTAAGGGAGTCAGGCAAGTCATCGTGAACCCCTTGTGCGGGGAATAGGATCAACTGGTCTACGAACTCATCCCAATCTTCTTCCGAATTTAACACAATTCTGCCATGCTCGAACCTACCTTGTAAAGCCCAGATGATTCTGTCAGCTTTTTTTCTATTCCCGTGGGTCAAATCTATGATGTGAGCATAGGTGTTGTTCTTTCGCATCAAGTCTGAAAGATAGGGCAAAACAGCATTCTTTAGTGCCCCTCTCTCTATCCCTACACTCAAAGGGCGGTAGTCTCTGATGGCAATCAGTATCTTGGAGGCGGTTTCTCGGATATCCCATCTTCCATGTTCAATCTTCTCAACAAACCACTTCCCATCGTCAGTTACCTTAACGATTGAGATGGCAGTCTCGTCCAGACGCTTCTTAGCATTGGCTGCTTGTTTGGCAACTTCCTCGAATCCTGCTAGGTCAACAGCGATGTAATAGCTTCCGTGTTCAGGCTTAACTCCGTATTTGATCCATTCTTCCTTGAAGATGTCAGAACCCGCATTGGTAAATGAAGCCATAAACTCTTGCTTAAAAGCGAAAGAACTCAGGGTTTTCTTAGCGGAATCTATCTCTTTTTGGTCAATCAATGGGTTATCAGCAGTGGTAAAGTGCCAAGACTTCCAATCAGGATCATCTTCTGACTCACCTAGTTTGAAGGTGTCGTAGAACCAGTTGCGTCCTTTAGGAGTGCCGATAAAGAGTGCTCTTCCCCGTTTATCAGACAAACTGGCTCGAATGACCTGTTCCCACGCCTCTGGTTTGATGTCGGCAACCTCGTCCAGTACGGCATAGGTCAAGCTAACGCCACGTAAGGTATCAGGTCTATCAGCACCACGGACGTATATCCTAGCTCCGTTTATCAGGGTGATGTCCAAGTTATTAACGTGACTGCTCTGAATAACCTCTCTGCCAAGGTCTAGCAGTAAGTCCCAGATAATCTGTCTTGACTGTCCCATAGTGGGACTAACATAAAGAACCGCAGAGCCTTGTGGACACTTGAGTCCTTCAATCAGTAGGGTAACTGCCGCCATTCGTGACTTACCACACCTACGACCAGCAGCCACAACCTTGAACCTAGTGGAATCCTTGAAAACCTCTTGTTGCCAAGGAAGTAGAGAAAAGTTCAGATCAGCCATACTTAGCCTCTACGTCTTCAGGTTGTTCATCAACAATAATCGGTTCTTGTCCCAAACCAGTGATATTGATGGTGACTGCACTCCTCTGGCTCTTGTCCTTTTCAAACAAAGAAACAGGGAGAGTCCTATCAAGACACATCTTCAAAGCTACTAACTGGTGAGGATGGTCATCATTAAGGGCTATCTCAATAACCTTCTGAGCTACATCCTTACCTCCACTCCTAATCATCAGCTCTTTAAGCTCCTTGAGCCGTTGATGGTCTGTCTTAGGTAGTACAAGGGGTGGATTGTCAGCAAACCTCTGTATGGTCATCTTGACTGACCCTTTAGGTCTTCCTCTTCCTCTTTTTTCCATTTTGTCCTCCTTGGAATGGATTAGTTCATTTTAGCTTTTTCTGAGGATGGGAGGCTCCACAAATATCTCACAACCCAACCTACCCCCTCCCCCCCCATACATCTCACCACCTAGGGTTTCTACTACTGTCTATCTATACAGCATAGGGTTTCTACCTAGGTACTTACCCTTAGTTCTAAATGCGAATGATTCTTATTTACATCTTGTTGCGTGAAAGAGATAGATGCACCTTTTTTGATGTACTTGGAATTCTGTTTGTCATTGTGTTTGTCTATCCATTCCCTATTGATTCCCTTACCTTATCCCTTAGTGATTCATCTAAGTTGGGGTTGTTAGTTGTTGCCGAGATTATTCCTAACGAACTCAAATCCATATCAGGTCTGAATCCTTCATTGTGGGCGTGTTGATATAAAGAAAGCACATTCTCGAATCCCCTGGAAATATTCCCTTCACCCGCTGCCAGGAGGATCATCCTTTGAGGGTCTGACAGTATTCTGAGAAAGTTCACAGTGTTGGGGCTAGGTGGTCTTGCCATTGTCCTGACCTTGAAATAATTTAATTAAAATAATTCTATCATCTAAGGGTTTGTACCTATGTTTTTTTTCTTTTTTATCATTACTCTACTTGTACCGACCTAGCGGGTTCTAGGGGTTTAATGGGAGTTAATATGAAAAACCTTGCTTTAGATATCCTCGCAGCCATCGCAATTGGGCTTTGCCTTTGTGTCGGCCTCCTCTCTTACTTCGACATCCTTGTTAAGTGAGGCGATCATGAAAATTACAAAACAAGCTAAAGACCTAGCCTCCAAAACTTCGGATGCTTACTCCTCAGATCGTTTCGTTAGTTGGGAGGGCGTTATTCAAACTCTCCTCAACCTTGGCTATTCTGAGATCGAAACAGAGGCAATTGTTCGCTCTAAATGGACTCGTTGGGCTTGTGACCACGACACAAGTAGAAACCGCTACGGACGCCACACCTCTAGCGCAATGATTCGATTTATGAAAAATACGCCTCAATCTGAGGTCACCGCATTAGTCAACGAAACTTTTGGAGTATTAGCATGAGCGATACAACTTACAACGGATGGTCAAATTACGCCACATGGCGCATCAATCTTGAGGTTTTTGATGGCATGGACGCTCAAGAATTTCAAGGCGTAGATGATTCTGAGCCTGATATTTACGAAATTTCTCTACAACTCAAAGATTATGCGGAAGAGTGCATTTTCTCAGGTCATAACGCAAATGCTCCTCAGTATTGCAACCTCATTGAGGACTACGCTCGGGCATTCCTTTGTGAGGTTAATTGGTATGAAATAGCAAAACACATGGTTAATGATTATATTTTGGAGAATCAAGAATGAAAAAGATAATATATTTAAGGGATTATCTCGCTGATTTATATTTGACATATGTTAATGATTTTCTAACGACAGAGGTATTTGCAGAATATTATGGTTTAGATGATTATGATGCTAAGAAATTGCTTGAAATAGCAAAGAAAAGCCATGAGCAACGAGTTGAGTATTCTAAGTTTTTAGAAGAGGAGCTTTAATGATCTATGCTTGTCTCGCTCTAATCCTCCGAATACTTAGCGGGAAACGCTAAACCCTCAAGCCCTCTTCGGAGGGTTTTTTTTCGTCTATGCTACCCAACTATGCGCCAATGATAAAAACCGCTTAAAACGGGCTTTTAGTGCCTTTGGTGGGCATTCCCTCGCACAAACCTCGGATTGTTTCATTGAGTGCGTCTATTTCATCCATTTTATTGATTGCCCATGCCCGTTTTTGCCCATGCCATCCGAGCATTGGGTTTCTATGGCAATCAACACAAAGGGCAATGCAGGTATATTGCAAGCCCTGTTTGTAATGGTGGGCTTCGCTTGGGGGGTTTGCCTGGCAGACTGAACATGGGAGGCTTTTGACCCTTGCAAGATGCAACCTCTCTTTGGCGTTTAATTTATTGTTCAAGTGGTTGCCTTCATTTCCATGCGGGCTGAGTATTGGTTTGTTCTCCACACCTCAATGCGAGCCTCTGCTGCCCTCATTAACCAGCGATATTCTTCCTCAAGGGTGACGGCCTCCCTGATGCCTCTCAAAATCACCCCATAATCTTCGTGTGCATAGGCGTAAACCTCTTGTTTACCTAAAACCTCAGTGCCAGCTTGACTCATAAGTTGAGCCTTGCGGGATTTTCTGAATTCCTCCAAGTACATCCGATCCGCTTTTGCTTTTGCATACAAAGGGGCGGTGTCGATTAAGTATTGGATGGCTTTGGTTGGTTCGTTCATGTTAACTCTCTGTTTTCTTCATGTTTCTCACAAAACAAGCAAAACTCGAAGCAGTGTCACCAAATGGCATTTTGTCGAATTCCTTTGCTACTTCCTCTAAAACCTGATTTCTTTGGGATGGGGACACAAAAACCTCAAAGTGATATGGCTGCCCTCGCATTTGGTTTTCATGCTCTATGCGGTCGAATTCATCATCTTCATAGGTTTTCATGGTTTTCTCAGTCATACCAAAACCTCAATAAGCTAAGCACTCCCGCCCAAAAAGCAGTTAGTGCAATCAGAATTAGTTGCCAAACAGATTGTTTACTCATGGTTCGTAATCCATTGTTTCGCCCTTTGTTTGCTTATGGTGTTGAAACCGCATTGCCGCTTCGATCTCTAACTCTTTGAATTGTTCATCAGAGATAAGTCCTACGACATTGCGACCCTCAAACCAGATTTCCTCAATATTCTCGTTATATGAGGTTTCTCCATCGTGTTCGTAGCTGTAAACAATCGTTACAACCTCGCTACCCGCACCTGTTGTAGTGTCAAATTCGTACTTGTTTTCCATAATTTACTCCTGTTAAAAATTAAATATTACTTAATCGCTTGCGTAATACCATAGGGATAAACCCTAATCTCCGCAAAAACAAGCAATTCCCTCTTCATCTTTGTCAAACATATCTGTCTGAGCCAAGGCATATTTGTGCATTTCTGCATAACTTGGGCGGTCTTTGCGGAACTTTGCCCCGTCTCCATAGGTTTTATTTGAACTGTTGGCGTGGGCTTCCATCTTCATCCACCACAAAGCCCTTTCGGGTTTTTCTTGGATCAGGGACTGAATCTGGTGGGCTGGCTTCAAAAAGCACAAGTCACAATTTCCATGCATCGTTACCCCATTATTGTTTGGCAATTTAAGGTCAAATGCATGGCTTTTCCAAAACGCTCCAACGTGTTCCTTGGTGATTCCTGCCGCCACAAGTGGTGTTCTGCTTCTGTCAATCTTGGCTGCCCTTCTTTGTTCGTCAGCCCGAATGCCCACCCAATCCATGTTTTCGTTGTGTTTCCACCCTAAAGACTTCAAAAAGTGGTGGATAACTCGAATCTTCATGTTGATTGTGCATATCCTGGCAACTGGATTCGGTAGGTATGGCTTGCCGTTTTGGTTGATTGAGTCAAAGAAAGGCTCTCCATCACGGCTTGCCGTCTCAAAATTGACCACCCTGAACCTATCTTTTGGGGTTTCATGGGCTTTGTACTCAAGCCAATTTATCTTGACACCCCAATTTGTCTCGCAATCATGGACAAACTCCAAAGTCTCCTCGCACTCCTTGCCTGTATTGGCAAAACATACGATTGCTTCGGGAGGGAGGCTCATGTCGTGAGCCTGTAGGATGCGGTAAAGCATATAAGCAGATGTTCTGCCTCCTGAGAAGCTGATGCAAGTTGGCTCAATAATCTCAAATGGGTTGCTCATTTAACTACTCCTATCATTCGTAAAGCGGCTTCAGGGTTGTCAATTCTGCACAAAGTACTTCCCGACCAGTTCTCAAAGAAGTCTGTTTGTAGCTTGGTAAACTTCTTTTTATTGTCTGTTTTGATCTCTACCAAAAATGTGTGGTTTTTATAACCTACCAATAAATCAACTGGCAGACCGATAATCCAAACGTAAGCACCCGCGCCACGCAAGGCACTTACAATTTGGTCTTGATTGGCATCTACCCTAGCCGCATATCTCATTTCAAGATTCTCCATGCGGTAGCTGCACATAAAGGCACTTGTCCATTACCAATGGCTTTAAGTCTGTCCACTCTAGAGGCCAACCCATCAACCACTCTGTCCACGTTGGGTTCAGTTTCCCACCATTGTGAAGACCCGATACTTGCTCCCCAAGATTTCCTTTGCCCCTGTCTCTCAGCGCATGGCGTGAGTCTTGGGCTTTCGGTGTTCCCCACATATTCCTGCTTGGATACTTCTGAGCAAATCCCGCTAGATTCATTGTGTACCTTTTCCCCGCTAGGGTTGAGGGGCTGTTGTGGTTTGCTCCTCCTGTACTGCTTGTTGGAGTTGGAACTAGCGACAATCCAGACTCGTTCTCGTTTGTGTTTTGCACCAATGTCGGCAGCAGATATAACTCCCCACCGACTGTCATACCCCATTGAGGTAAGGTCTGCAAGGACTCGTTCAAGTCCTCTAGTAACGAGCATTGGACTGTTCTCCACAAATGCGTATCTTGGTCGAACCTCGCCAATAATCCGTGCCATTTCTCGCCACATTCCTGATTGCTCTCCTTCGATTCCTGCTCCGTTTCCTGCAATGGAAATGTCAGTACAGGGAAAGCCGCCAGATACAACGTCAACAATTCCTCTCCACGGCTTTCCGTCAAAGGTTTGAACGTCATCCCATATCGGGAAACTCGGGAGAATGCCGTCATTTTGTCGGGCGGCAAGTACGCAAGCTGCGTATGGCTCCCACTCAACTGCACAGACTGTTCTCCATCCAAGGAGATGTCCCCCAAGTATTCCTCCACCAGCACCTGCGAATAAAGCCAACTCATTCAATTTGTCCTTCTTTCATTTGACACATATAAAACCTGACCCGATCTCTTGCTCCTGAACCATAGATTCTCTCGCAACGCTCAAGCCTGGCACGAACAAAATCATTGTCTCTCAGGGATTGCCAAGTTCGGTATATTTCCCTTGCTTCGGCTTTCTCCAAAATAACTCTGTCTCCTGCATTGGATATTGTTTTCCTGCTGTACGCCATAGGGGTTTACTCTAGGTCACCAGTAAGCTCTAGGGCTTGGTTTATCAGGTGTATCGGAAATGGTACGCCATCTTTTACTTTGTCTAACAGAATCATGGCTTGGTGGTGGCTCACGATTTGTTCCTTAATTGAGCCATTGCTTGTCGGATATGTTCAGGCATAGGGACGGCTTTTTTGTTGTCAGCATCAATCTTGGCA